GTTAGATCCGCTCGATAAATGGTGCCGTAAGCAGTGCCCCACCATACGAAACGACCGTCAGCTTCAAGTGAGTAGGCTTCGCCGCCTGTGTCTATGACTGGACCAATAGTTACTCCACCAGTTTCAACATTGATAAGAGCCGTTCTGAATCCTTGTGATGTAGCTAAACAAAGAACAGGACCGTAAGCGAGTATTGCGTTTATGGATTCGTTACGTGGCAATGCGCCTGCAACTACAGGTGTTTGTAATGTACCGTCTGTAGCATTGACACCTATGTAATAAACAGTGCCGGTGTGGTCTGTGTTTGCGGCAGCATAGATTCCGTTAGGTCCAGCTTCGATATCTACCCATTCGCTGTTAGCGAGAGGTAAAGAGTAGTCGAGTGATGAAGTTACTTTGGCACCTGCGGCATCCAGTTCGTAAATAGAATTGTCTTTAGTACCAATTAGACGGCCTGCTGCGACGCTAATAAGGTTGACATCTTCTGCTGATCCGGGCCAGCTACCTGTCGCTGTACCAATGGTGAAGCGTTCAGGTAATGTTGCTCCAGTAGAAGAAACATATATGTATTGGCCGTCACTTGTGAAGCTGGTAATAGTTGTTGCACTTGTGAACGCTGTCGCCCAGGTAGGAGATCCCGATAAAGGATCAGAGGTATAAGAAAGCGTTACACCATTAGCACAATAAAGAAACTCAGTACCAGTAGAAGACTGGACCACTCGATGAACAATTATCTCACCAGCTATGAATGAGGTTGCCGGTAACGCACCCGGTGTTTCCGCAGTCGGAAGCAACGTGATCTGTCCCCGAGTCCAAATATCTATACCAGTTGACGAATAGAAACGTCGCCGGTCTGAGTCTTCATTATCTAAATAGAGTTGACCAGCACCATACGACCAATCAGTTTGAGAACGTACCCACGCACCAGTTGTATCTAAAGTATTCTCACCAGGCTCTCTACTATTATCACGTTGCTGACGTGAAACAGGGACAGTTGTCCGCCGATAGGCAGCAGTATCTACTAGATACGAAATGCCATTCAACTCGACTGGCAACGACTCGGCATTGAAACTCACCGCACATAACCCCACTGGCTACTACGCACAGCAGCATGACGATTCCATTGTTGTGGGTATTGTGCAACAAGACGACTTGATTCAGCTTCAAGACGAGCTTTTCTGCGTCCCATGAGATCACGGAACGACGCTGAGATCGCACCGGGTGGAACTTCTTCACCCATACGTGAGGTGCCTTGGGCGTCAAGGAACTCCCGACGGATAGGTCGAGTAGTCATCAATGCCATAGCTGCACCAAGCGGAGGTAGATCGTAAGCGGTAGTTGCTAAACCTACATCTGCTAAAGGAGTAGTGCTGTTTGCGATTGGGGTGAGAGGTGACTTGTATAGAACTCTTACTGTTCTCCCAGGTATAGCGCCATCATAAAGAATCAAAGCATTACCACTAGGGAAAGCTGATGCTGCGGTGTCTCTATCTCGTTTGAGTCGCCACGAAATTATTTCTGGTTCGTTAGCTAACGCTCCGACTGCTGCATGAGTTACTTCATAAATAGAGTCAACTACAAAACCGCTTGTGTCAAGGTTGTAGCCTGCTACCCCGCCGTTATATACAAATGTGGTAGTACGCATTTGGAACATGCCATTAGCGGGTGATGAGATATCGGCAAGATCGTCATTAAGAGAGGAAATGATTCGATGAGTAGGGAACATAGGTGACACACGAACAATGTCATCAATAGCATGAGCCGCTGGTGTTGATCCTGCGTAGCCACGGAATACTGAAATCGTTGTTGAAACAACCTTAACAACATACATCAACTCAGCGTTAATCTCGATGACAACACCTGGGACAATAGAAGATGCATAACCTTGAACAACTATCTCTGAGGGGACCGTTGTTTCTGCAACAATGCCAGTGAGTATGTCTAAGTCTTCGACGTAACCTGATAGAAGCATGTCACGAGTTTCATCAATCCATATTTGTGCTGTCATTCCAAAATCTCCTGTAACTGTGACTCAGCCTTTTTACGGTTCCCCTCTTTAATAATGTGTCCCGCTTTAACTTCCCATTTATTTCCGGCCCGAGTTTCAAGATCAGCAGCCCCATCTATAGACGGGGGATGAAGACCTTCCGAGCGAAGCCGTTTATAGGCTGCCATATCTCTATCTTTATTTCGTTCTTTAGTTTTAGTTCCATCCCAGTCGATAGCTTTACCATCGTGAACCCCACGAGTAGGCGTAGCTGACGCAGAGATATGTACTTGCCCAAAGTGTTTGCGTACTACACCACTGCACCCTTCGCAGTCTCCTTGATATGTCTCTTCAAACGAGTGACGCACGTCAAGGGATAGACCGCAGTCGAGACAACGGTAAACATATACGGGCATTAAGAAACACCTGCTCCTACATCAATGGGGAAACCGCTTGCTTCAAGTAATGATATCTCACTAGATGTTAGATCTGTGGGTGGGAAGTGACCGCCGAGAAGCCACCGTGTAACTGTTGTGGTATCTACTGGAAGGTAATCTTGTACCGATGTTCCGTTAATAATGAATAGGTTCCCGGCACGTGGCCTTGGCGGATAGAACCGAGCTAACGCATACGCAGCCGCAGTAGGTCTATTGCGTAGTCCGACAGGTGGGACGATAGCGGTGGCACCAGGATAGAACGTATAGAGTTGTCTCGCCCCGTCACTTGTGAGGTCAACAGCTATTGTTGCTGGGGTTACGTGTGTTTCCTGAGTCGCATCTGGAACAGCAGCTACACCGACGATAGTCGCGGGTTTTACGATGTTTACACCGGTAATGGGGTCAACCCCGCCGATACCAGCGATTGTGGCTGGGTAAAGGATAACCCCGGTAAGGATCGTAGGAGCAGGCAAGCTCGCTGTAGCAGCTATACCCGCATCGACATGGACATAGTTAGCGTCAATGTCAACAGCCGGGACAGCCGCAACAGCAGCAATAGTCGCCGGACTAACCGTGATCGGTATACCACCCGTAGCCGTGATCGAAGTAGTAACAGCGACCGTAGCTGGAGTAGCAACAACCAGATAGGTGTTACCTGAAATTATTCCTTGACGATAGTCGTAACTGTTTCTGTAAGCCTGCCCAGATTGACGGTATTCAAACTGGAAATTAGCTGGGATTGTTGCTGTGCACGCAATAGTCGCAGGGGTAATAGTCGTAGGCGTCCCATAAGCGACGCCCGATGCCCTATATACAACTCCTGGTTGACGATATTGCGTCACAGAACAACCTCATTCCTAACCGCTAAGTGACGCCGTTTCGGGATCGCCCACCTTTGTAGCGGCCACAGCTTTAGCAATACTAATAAGTGCGGCAACTCCCGCAATCTTTAAGGAGTCACCCCAATCGGGACCAGGGATTGCCATAGCGGCAGCCCAAGCCTGAGCAAACGTGGATACTCCACGCTCTAATGAATCTTTAATAAAACGCTGGTTGAACAACTTCTTGTCTCCGTATCTGCATAGCCGCCCAAGTCTTGGGACCGACCACGCCATCTGCAACGAGCCCTTTGGTTCGCTGCCATTGTTTTACTTTGGCGAGTGTACCACGCCCAAAAATGCCGTCAGCTAATGCACCTATCTTTCGTTGAACATGAACAACAGCCTGACTATTCGATCCTTTGCGTAGTGTTCCGGGGAACGGAACCATTCCGTCTAATGGTTCTTTAGGTAAAATCATTGTAGGAATATCTGTGACCATGCGCCGATGAATCATCCCACGTAGCTCAGGCATAGAGAATGAGGGATCAACTTTCCTGGAGGTCCACTCCTTGTGACCTATAACAGACACCGCAGGGTTCCATTTGTGTCCGTCACACAGAAAAGCACACAAACTAACTAACGCTTCCATCTGAGCTTCAGGTACATCTTCACCCAACCCGTCATTAATAAGAGATACTCCTACAAAACGGGCGTTAGCTGTAATCTTTCCTGCGCTCTTAGCGTTTCCCAAAACAGGAAGGTTTTTTTGGGTACGAGTCAACACCGACTGAAGCCCTCGACCAGCATGATTAGCTTTCACATTCTCAGCAGTCAACTTGACAATGGTACCATCACGTTTTATGAGGTAGTTGTATAAAGGTCCGGGTACTTTGTTGACGCCACGCACACACATTGCGACCACGTTGTCGGGGTCTGCGTTGCGGTTGGAGGCGGTGTGGTGTACGACTATACCGAAGGGTTTTAGTGGCCGACCGGTAGTGATTTTGCCGGGGGCATCAACTAGCTTCATTGAATGCCGCTATGTATTGCGCGGGAGTTAGCCATTCACCGTCTTTTTTAACAGCAACAACGGGGTACGGTTCCTCGTGGGTAGTAGTTGTCGGTTCCCAAACTTCTTCCCATTGGCTGCTACCAGAATTGTGAACAGCGGTCGGTAGGTGCTGTGTGGTCGTAACACCTTCTCGGATGCCTTCGCAACCTTCTGGGATAAAGCCTTCTACCGGATCAGGGTTTAATGTTTCTTGATAAGTAATCTCATCCGGGGGTCGGGCTATTTCGACTATCCGATGCCAGCCGTCTGGTAACGGGTCGCCGTCTGTCCATCCGGGAATTTCTCGCTCAACATCCCCAACATATAATGGAAAGAAACCAGCGTCATTAATGAATTTCATTCTACCGCCGCCGTATAGAGGTGCGGAGTGAAGGTGGAACCGACACCCCAAGTACCGCTACCCGCAGCAGATTGGCTTGTGCTAGTTGTCCACCCCATCGTTGTTCCGGTAGCTACAGACCAGCCTCCTGCTGCATCCGTGTACGAAGATGAGTCATAGGTGATCTCTCCACCGTGAATACTGATAGGTGAAGCTGAAGTCAAACTGCCATCAGACGGAACTTTCAAAATCATACCTTGTCCATCTGCACCACTCAGCTTGCACCTGTTAATAGATACATAAAGATCTTCCTCATCGGCGCTAAGAGCTAACTGTTGAGGACTAAATTGGTTGGCAACGCTTACCACAGTTGTTGCTTCAATAGCGTTTTGCCACTGTATAGCCCCAGAACTGTCGTATTTGACAATTGAGACTCGTTCAGTTCCGCCTGAACCGAGAGAATCCCCCCAAGCTATATAACAGTTGTCGCTGCTATCAAAAATAGGTTTACAAGGCTGCCCCCCAGCCGAACTAGCAGCGCCCGTCGTTCCGGGGCCATACATACTGTCGCCGCTCAAACTCCGGTTCCACTGGACAGTACCGGCATCGTTTAATTTGATAAGGCTTACCTTTTCGTGACCGATGTACGGGTTGCAGGTCAGCCAGTACGCATACTCGTCACCTGTTTCGCCGGTGTTCCACGTAGCACTACTTGATACATTTTGTATATAAACCCCGTCACTACCCCAATACTCGTATGCTGTGCCCACCACCGTCTGGCCGCTTGTGGTGTGATTTCCCGCAATTATAGGCTGGGAGCCACGTCGGCATGTAACCCCCCACCTGTTAGCGCCCCATTGGAACGCACAGTTTCCGTCATGGGTGGCATTGTCACTCGAAAGACCGCTACCCCCAGTGTAGGTCGGGTAAGTTGTTTGACCCCAGAGGTAGGCGGGATAGAACCACACGCCGCCTTGAATAGTTCGCCAACCGAAATAGTTAAATGCCTCTATTGATGACCAAAAGAACTTACCGTTGGTAGTGTCCAACTCTGCTTGATTAGCACCCTTCCCCATATTGTCACCCGAGTTAATGTAAATCCCACGAGAAGATGAACCACCAACACCAGTCGTTAAGTCTGTCTCAATCGAATAAATCCAACACGACTCCGAGACCTCATTTCTAGTACCGTAACAAGCCAAAGTTTCAGTACCGGAATCATCCCATACTGTTAAACCAGATATCGGAACATAATTGTCGAGCTTTGTTTGAACGTCAGCAGTCGGAAGATCACCGCTCTGTTCAAACTTAATCAAATAGGCTTCGCTACCCGAGTTATCGTAGAAAGCCCAATACACATTGTCGCTGGAATCAACGTCTATACCACCCCCCATTGATTCGTCACCATCCGAATTTGGACTCAGAGCCAAAGCCCAATAGCTTTTACTGACACCCGCCTGATCTCCGACAGCCCCCAAAAGTGCGACGTGCATCAGCCAATATTCCCGAAGATCGTCCAAGTATCAGCAGCGATTTTTACTGCTGCGATTGTAGTGTAACGGTCTTTGCAAGTGAGAGTTGCGTCTTTAGAGTTAACAGTTGCACCAGCACCCGCCGCAAAAGTAAGCGTCCCAGCACCATTACGTTCAAAGACAATACTGCTACCAGTTGGAAAAGCCACAGCAGAATCCTGGGGCAACGTAACAGTAATACCGGTGCCATGAGTCGTGAGAATGTAAGCAGACGCATCAGTTAGCGCAGGAGTACGAGTCGTAGTCGAATCAGTAATAACATTCAGATAAGTCGTTGTCGTACCCGTAACAGTAAGAGCATCCGTTATCTCAACGTCACCATCCGCAACCTCTAAAGCATTCTGCCCATTAGTACCAGTGATAACCAGCTTCTCTTCGCTGGTATCCCACAGCATCGTGTCGCCTGCGGTATCGGAATACCAAGTTACGTCTACCCCTGAACCGTCGGTACCGAAACCAACGGTAGGAAGCGTGGAAGACCACGCAGACCCAGAACCCGTACCCTGCAATATCGTCCCAGAAGAAGGAGTTGAAGCAGTAATACCCAGCTTTGTTTGTAATTCCACAACAGTTTTCGAGAGATTGCTATGCAAAATATCGTGTTCAACGTTTGTTGCATCTAAATCAGTTGACGATAACGGTTGAGGGAACTCTACCGATGCGCTAGGTGAGGTCGAATAATCGTCAAGGGTTGTTGGATACCCGGTAGCTGGCATCGTCATGGTTTACTCCTACGGGGTGAGGTCAAGCGTAAAGATTCCGCTTGCGTTCCAAGTAATTTTGAATGTGCCTGAGGTGGTAGAGAAAGCTCCACCGAAGTCGATGGCACAAATCAGAGGTTTGTCAGTAAGATCGTCATCATAAACGACAGCGAAAGTGGCACCAGTAATAGTGCTCGTAGTCCACTCAACATCCGCTGCATCCCAAGTGATCGTCCCCGAAGCCCCTACAAATGTGACAGAAGTCAACGACTCTCCGCCAGGGGTATATCCGGTACCTGACGCCTCATTAGTCACATCAGAAAAGTGTTTATGAGTGTCATAGTTCGGTGTATATGTAGTCGTCAACATGCATTTGAAACGATCAGCGGTCACAGAAGAAAAATCGATAGTGTAGTTGGCTGTCTGCTCCAAGTTATTTTCAAATGGAGTAACGTAAAGGCCACTAGCCATTCTTCGGCCCTCCGACCCCAGTAATGGGCTTAGGCCGGATGTTTACATCAGCGTTTGGCTTGGGTTCTGACATTCTTTTTCTTCCTCGCTACAGCAGCGGCCTTTTTACCTTTAGCGGTATAAGGGTAATGTTTTCCTTTTACAACTGGCATAAATCAAATAGTAGCAGAGAGAAGCGGGGGAGCCAGGGAAAGGGGAAAACCTGACCCCCCCACGCCTCAATATGCGACAGCTATCAGGTGTTATCACCGATTGACGATGACGACTCGATGCGTCGCAAACATTCTTGCCGGAAGATCTTCCATCCAGCAAGGTGATACCAGCCCACAGGGTTG